ATGCTGGTGGATATTTACTAGAACCTATACCTGGTTTATACTTTGATGTGATTGACTTAGACTTTACATCACTATATCCTAGTATCATCAAATCACTTAACTTAGGTATTGAAACATTAGTGGGTAGAATTAAAGTAGATTATAATGCTACTTATGAACAAAACCAATCATTAGAAAAACTTAAAGAACGAGATCCTAATGAAATGGTTACTGTTGAAAAAATAAACAAAGAAAACTATACACTTAAATCAGCTAAAATTAAATTAGGTGATCTAGTTAAACTAATTGAAAAAAACGATTATACATTAGCTGCATCTGGTGCTATATTTGATACTAATGAACAAAGTATTTGTTCTACTATTTTACAAGGTTGGTTTGAAAAACGAGAACACTATCGAGCATTAAAAAAGAAAGCTGGTAAAGAAGAAGATTGGGCTAACTATAAATTATATGACCTATTTCAACACGCATTTAAGATTCTACAGAATGCAATGTATGGTACTTATGCTAAAAATGGTTGGAGATATACTGACGGACATTTGATTTGTAGTGCGGCCATAACTAACAGCGGACAACGCCTTGATCAGGAAAGTATAGATTTTGTAAACAAAAAACTAAACACAGAACTTAATACTGATAAAAACTATATAAAGTTAGCAGATACTGATTCAATGTATATTGAACTAAAAGATGTAATTGACACTAAATATGGTTTAAATTTATCTAAAGAAGAACGCAACCAAAAAATTCTAGAACTAGCCCAAGAAATACAAGATGCAGCTAACACTAATCTAGACATCATCAGTAAAGATTTATTCAACATAAAACCAGGTACCCACTACTTCCAATTAAAACAAGAAGTTATATGTACTGGATTGCTTACAACAGGTAAACGTCGTTATGCAATGTATGTTACTAATAAAGAAGGTATACCAGTTGAAGAACTAGACATGAAAGGCTTAGAATTAATGAAGTCTAACATGAACAAACTATTTAAAAAGTTTGGTGAAAACTTAATTAAGGATATTTTGTTTGGTAAACCTAAAAATGAAATAGATAATAACATAGTTGACTTTTATAAATCACTTAAAACATTAGATCCAAGAGATTTAGGCAAACCAACAGGAGTAAAACAAATATCATCATATCATATACCAGCTAGAGCAGGAGAAATGTTTAGTTCATTTAGATTAAAAGCACCATCAAATACAAAAGCTGCTGTACGCTATAATGACTTACTTAAGTTTAAAAAACTAGATAAAAAATATGAATCTATTATTGAGGGTGATAAATTATTCATAGTTAACCTAAAACAAAATCCATACCACCTAGAAACAATAGGTATTCCAAACGCATCAATACCTCCTGAAATTGAGGAATTTGTTAAAATGTATATTGATGTTGAAGAAATATTTGATTCGTTGTTAGGAAATAAATTGAAGAACTTGTATGGTGATTTAAAGTGGGAGTTTCCATCACTAAATCCTAATATTAAGAAATTCTTTGCATTCTAATAATATGTATAATTATGAAAAAATCACAATTACGCCAAATCATTAAAGAAGAAATATCTAAAGTATTAAATGAATTTGAAGACTTATCAGTTAAAAATAATTATTTAGATAAAGATTTCTATGATCCTATAACAGGAGAATACTCAGAAGATGTGGTGGTAGACAGTGATAAAGTATTTCAGGATTTAATGAAAACTAAATCATATTTTAAAACAAAACTCCCTTTATATCAAGATGGTAAACCATTAAATGATTTTCAAATTGATTCATTAATTGATGCTTTTGCTGCTAATGAAAGAGATATTATGGCTTCAGATCCAAAAGGTCCTGGAGATGAATTAAAATGGATAAGTAAATGGAAAAATGTAGACATAAATGATTTAGCAGATTATTTTGTATCTTTTGTAGACGGTATATCTGAAAACTGGGAAGAATGGGAATTCTATGATATTAAAAAACAAAAATATTCTGGTGATTATCCATCAAAAGATAAATTTAAACAATTTTAATTAAAAAATAAAAAGTTATGATATTAAAAAATAATGATAAAGCGTTAGGAATATTATTTCACCCAAATGACAATAAAGAAGAAGCAGAATATACACCTTATGTGTGGGATCACAATGCTTATGAAAATCTTGTTAAAGATATGGGATACAAAGATTATGAAGACGTAGCGTCAGAAATGACACATTATTTTTCACCCGCAGATGAAGATGAAATAAGAATATTTAAAAATCGATTAAATAACCCTAGTTTACAACCAATAGATCTTACTATAGAAATGTATAAACAAACTATAGAACAAGAATTTCCTGAAAAATAAAAAAATTTGGCTTCCAAGATCCTTTAATATATATTTAAGTCAAATAAAAGTTATGATAAATAAAATAGAATTACAAAGTGTAATTAACAAGTACTATTTAAACGGACTTATCGAAGCTGTTAAATGGGATATCAAAGACAACAACCTAAATATTAAATTCACAGCACCAACTAGAGAAATGATTGGTGAAATAAGTCACAATGACTTTAAATTAGAAAATTCATCATTTGGTATTAGTAATACTTCACAGTTATTAAAACTAATTAATATTACTACTAATGAAGTAATACTAAGTTTTATTAAAAATAATAAAATATTTAATAAATTGATCATTGCTGATCAACAGTTTACTGTTAACTACTCATTAGCAGATATATTGACAATTCCAAAAACTGGAGCATATAATGGCTCTAATGAATTTGAAATTGAATTAGAACTAACAAATGAAATTATTAGTGCTTTAATCAAAGCTAAATCAGCACTAGCTGAAAGTTCAACAGTGGTTGTTAATCCATACTCTAGTTTAGATGGTGATCCACAACTAGAACTTACATTTGGTGGAGATATTGAGTATGCAAATAAAGTATCTTATTACTTAAACATTAACAAAAATACAAATCAAGATTTTGAATTAGCATTCAACTCAGACTTACTTAAAGAAATACTTAGCTGTAATAAAGATGCTACTGAATCTAGAATGTATGTTAATTTAGAGGGTCTAATTAAATTAGAATTTAAAACAGATAAAACAACAAGTACTTATTATATTGTAAAAAAAGATGTTTAATTTAGTAAAACAAGTTGTTAATTTTCAAGATAATTTATATATTATCAAACGAATGATTAAAGAAAATCATATTAAAGAAGAATTTGTACAAGAATATAAGGATTGGATTGGATGTGATACTGTTTTAAAAAAAGATGGAATGTACTATTTTGCTAATAAAATTGAAGAAGCTCAAATAATTCCTGAAGAAGATCAACCAAAACTGGAATCTTAATATATTTATATAAGTAAATAAAGTTATAAACAAATAAAATCTATGTCATTAAAAGCAGTTTTCAACAACATCGTTGTTAAGCCTCAAGAAGAGGAAGAAACCACATACGGTTCAATCGTAGTACCAGATTTGGGAAAAGAAAAAGGATTAAGAGGTACCATTGTATCTGTTGGAGAAGGTTACTATTCAGTAACTGGAAATTTTATTCCTACAACACTTAAAGTAGGACAAAAAGTCATTCTACCAACAATGGGAGCCACTAAAATCGAAGATGATGGTCAAGAGTATTGGTCATGTCCTGAAAATCAAGTATTATCAATTATAGAATAAAACAAAGTTATGAACAAAAAAATCGAATTCGGGTCCGAAGCCCGCAAGAAATTAATTTCCGGTATTAACAAAGTAGCAGACGCAGTCACAGCTACATTAGGTCCTAATGGACGAAATGTTATTTACACTGAGTATGGTGAAGTAAGATCAACTAAGGATGGTGTTACAGTAGCTAAACAAATTGCAAACGTTGAAGATCCACTTGAAGAATTGGGTGTTCAAATGATCAAACAAGCATCTATTAAAACAGCAACAAACGCAGGTGATGGTACAACCACATCTACACTTTTGGCTCAACAAATGATTAACGATGGTTTATCATACATTGACAAAGGAGCAAATGCAGTTGAAGTTAAAAGAGGTATTGATGTTGTTGTAAAAGAAGTAGTAGCATGTTTACGTAAAGAAATTGCTGAAGACATTACATCAGCAACTCAATTAGAACAAATTGCTACTATATCTGCAAACAACGATCCTGAAGTAGGAAAATTGATTGCAACAGCAATGGAGAAAGTAGGTCGTGAAGGAGTAGTTACAATTGAAGAATCTAAAACAGGTGAAACATATCTTGAAACAGTAGAAGGTATGCAGTTTGATAGAGGATATAAGTCACATTACTTTGTTACAAACAACAATGACATGACTTGTACTTTAGAAGATCCATTTATCTTAATCGCAGATCGTAAATTCAATCAAGTAAAAGATTTGTTACCAATTTTAGAAGGAGTATCAGGAACAGGTAAATCACTTTTACTTATTGCTGAAGATATTGATGGTGAAGTTTTAAGTACACTTATTGTAAACAAAATGAGAGGTACTATTAAGGTAGCAGCAGTTAAAGCACCTGACTTTGGAGACCGCAGAAAACTATTACTTGAAGATATGGCTGTTATGACTGGTGGTCAAGTATTTAGTCCTGAAAAAGGAATGAAATTAGATAAATTTAGCTGGGACTGGTTTGGTAAAGCGCGTTTAGTAACCATTACTAAAGATCAAACAACAATTGTTGATGGTAAAGGTGAACAAGACAAAATTGATGCTCGTATTGAAGAATTACAAGCACAAATTGATAAGTCATTAGTTCCATTTGAAAAAGAAAAATTACAAGAACGTTTAGCAAAATTTATTGGTGGTGTAGCTATCATTCACGTAGGTGGAAATAGTGAATTAGAAATGAAAGAAACTAAAGATAGAGTTGATGATGCGTTACACGCAACAAAAGCAGCTATTGAAGAAGGAATTGTACCTGGAGGTGGAGCAGCACTTTTATACGCTAGAGAAGCAATTACAAAATCAAGAACAGAATTAGACTCAGATATATACATTGGTAAAAACATTGTATATAAAGCATGTGCCTCACCATTTATGAAAATTTTAACTAACGCAGGTTATTCAGAAGGTGAATGCTACGGATTAATTAATGGTTTAGGTGGAGATGATACTTGGAAAGGATACAACATTAAATCAGAAACATATGTTGATATGAAAGAAGCAGGTATTATTGATCCATCAAAAGTAACTCGTAACGCTATTGAAAATGCAGCCTCAATCGCAGGCACAGTTTTGTTAACTGAAGCAGCAGTAGTTGAAATTAAAGATAAAAATAATTCTAACAACGAAATGGGCGCAATGCCTGGCATGTATTAAAGATGAGAGACGCGATAGATCTTTTAGGTAAAACCATCGAGATTGAGGAAACGAAATACGAAATAACAAATATAAATTTTTTACCTGGTACGAATGGCTTTTACGCTGAACTAGAATCCGAAAATACATTATTAAATATGTCACTAAAAGATCTATCGCCTCATATTACAGAACAAATAAGACCAAATGGAAGTTACAGAAAAAAACGTATTGATAGCTAAACGAGTACCCCCATCAGATAGATGGCGTTTAGTAGATGATGGGCCGGATGGAAAAATCCATAACTCATTAACTGAAACATTAGAGGCATATTACCAAAAATCAGGAGCACCATATGATTTTAAGTTAGCGCCTTTAAAAGGAGAACTATATATTATAACAACTGAAAATGTAGAGGCTCCACCACCTAAAAAGTTTAACATCTACGGAGACTATTAATTTGGCTCCCAAAAAAAAGTTATATATATTATATTAAAATAAAAGTTATGAAAACAGAAATTCTAAATCTAGCAGACGATTTATTTCTTAAAGGAACTAAACGTAAGGCATTCATCGCTGAGATGATATCGGCAGTAGTATTAATGCGTAAAAATGATTATGATCAATTTTATGCTGTAGCAGATGTAATAATGCAAAAATATAGTATATGACTCAAGATGCATATATTGAAGTAATGCAAGAACGTTTAGATTGGTGTGTTGAAACAGAGCGCTATGAAATGGCTGCTAAACTAAGAGATCTAATCATATATGAAACTACAGATGATAAGGAATTTAAATACCAATATTATCTTAATTTGCTTAGAAAATACGCTCCTGAAACTCCTAAGTTTTATGAGGTAATGAAGAAAAAATATAATCTATAAATAAGTTATGTCAAAAAGGTTACACACAATTTTAAATGAAAAGTATCGTCCTGATACTTTAGAAGGATACATTTGTAAAGATGAAGTAAAAGTTAAGTTTCAAGAATTTATTGACAATCAAGATCTTCCACACCTCCTATTTGCAGGAAAACCAGGCGCAGGTAAAACAACACTCGCAAAAATACTAGTCAACAACATTGACTGTGACTTTCTTTACATTAACGCAACTGATGAAAGATCAATTGACATTATGAGAGACAAGGTAGGAGCATTTGCTGCTGCTGGTTCATTCGCACCACTTAAAATAGTGATTTTAGATGAAGCAACTCATATTTTACAAGCATCACAAGTTATATTGTTAAACATGATGGAAACATATAGTTTAACAACTCGTTTTATCTTAACAGGTAACTACCCAGAACGATTAATTGAACCACTTAGAAGCAGATGCCAAGAATTTGATTTGTCTCCTCCTACTAAAAAAGTAGTAGCACAACACATTAGTACTATTCTAGATAAAGAAGAAATTAAATATGAAATTCCAGATCTAGTTACTATTGTAAATCGATTTTATCCTGACTTTAGAAAAATCATCAACAACTGTCAAAAATATACAGTTGATGGAGTGTTAAGATTAGGTGAGTTATCAGATACTAACGAACAATATAAAGAACATATATTAGAGGAACTTAAAAAACCGTCTAATAAGTCTTTTAATAATATTAGACAAATTATAGCAAATGCTGATGTAAATGATTTTGAGGATCTTTATAAATTTTTATATGAGTATTTAAGTGAATATTCTAAAGGTAACGATGGTTTAATCATTTGTTATTTAGAAGAATATATGTACCATGCTACATTTAGACTTGATAAAGAAATCAATATTATGGCGTGTATATCAAAAATATTAGAAACAATAAATAATAAAAAAGTAATATGAACCAAGAACAAAAAATGCAAATGAATGTGGACATTAAACAAACCACACCTATTGAATCAGAAGATGGAAATCAAGTGTTTCAAGAAGCAGTAGTATTAAGAAAAGCAAGTAAGTTCCTAGTAGGAACATCTGAAGACGCAGTGATACCAATTCCAGTGTTTATTGATGTTAAGACAGGAAGAATTTTAACAGCATTGTTGCCTAAGGAAATTCGTGAAGAATATGAAGAATACAACAACAAAAAGTAAGCAATTTACTATATTTGACTGGATAAAAGCAGTCATTGACACTAAACCGTCTTGGGATTCATTTAATCCTGAACAACAAAAACAATTTAACAACTATATGATTCATCGTTTCTTAAGCATGAATCCAAAATATATTGAGGTTGTAAACTATGTTCAAGGTTTGAATTTAAAGGATAATAAAAAGTTATATGAAGTGTATTGTTTTATGATTCCACAGTCTAAAAACACATATTCAGCTTACATCAAATCAAATACGAAAAAAGCTTCACCTGAAGTAGCTCAACATGTAGCAGAATATTTTGAATGTTCTGTGAGTGAAGCAGAAGAATATATTTTATTAACCGATAAAAAATGGTTAGAGAATATTTTAACAGCAAAAGGAATAGACGAAAAAGAAATTAAAAAATTATTAAAATAATGGCTAAAGAAGAAATGTCTGCTATTGAAATATTAGAAAAAGAATACCCAGTCATAGCAGCTGGATATAAAAAGATTATAAAAGAACAATACGAATTGTTTGCTAGAAAACATCTTGACTACGGTATGACTAACGTAGCAGCAGGTACTCAACTAGCAAATGAAGAAGAAAAACAATTTGCTATTACAGGGTTGTTTTTTAGATTAAACGATAAGATAAGCAGATGGAAAAATCTTATCATCAATAAACGTAGTGCTCAAAACGAAACATTAATAGATACATATCAAGACATTGCTAACTACGGCATCATTGCTCAGATGGTAGATCGTGATATGTGGAAAAAATAAAATGGCAAAATCAAAAATACCTGAGGTACTTAAACGTATAAAGAATTTTAAACCAACTGAAATCAACTATGCGTTCCAAAAAAGTATCTCATACTCTCAGTTATCAATGTATTCTTCATGTCCTAAAAAATGGGCATTACAATATAGAGACGGGCATAAAATATATGCCCCTTCTATTAACATGACGTTTGGAACTGCTATCCATGAAACTGTACAAAAGTATTTAAATACAGTGTATGAGGAAAGTGGAGTACAAGCAGATAAAATGAATTTAGAAGAATTATTTGAAGAACGTTTTCGTGAAGCATATGCTAAAGAATATGCTAACAATAAAAATGTTCATTTTAGTGGACCTGAAGAAATGAGAGAGTTTTTTGATGATGGATTAGCTATATTAGATTTTGTTAAGAAACGTAGAGGAGAATATTTTAGTTTAAAAGGATGGCATTTAGTAGGAATCGAGATCCCAATTGTTATCTCACCAGATAAACGCTTTAACAACGTTTTATATAATGGATTTATTGACTTAGTCATGTATCATGAACCTACTAATGAGTTTGTTATATACGATATAAAAACTAGTACGCGTGGGTGGGGTAATAGAGAAAAAAAGGATGAAATAAAACAATCCCAAATCTTACTATATAAAATATATTTTAGTGAACAATTTGGAGTTCCTGTAGATAATATAGATGTTAAGTTCTTTATCCTAAAACGTAAGATATGGGAGGAAAGTGAGTTTCCTCAAAAACGAATTCAAGAATTTATTCCAGCAAATGGTAAAACTAAAATGAACAAAGCTAAAAACTCATTAACTACTTTTATAGAAAATGTGTTTAACATAGACGGTTCATTTAAAAATACAGAACATCAACCAAATCCTAGTAAATCAAACTGTATGTATTGTCCTTTTAAGAATAGAAAAGATTTATGTGAGAGTGCAATCTAACTAGATCCTCATATATTTATATACATATAATACAAATTAACGTTATGGATAATACACAATTAACCTCAGTAAAAGTCGACAAAGACTTATTTGACAATTTTAAAATTGAGTGTGTTAAGAGAAAATTTTCATTAAATAAGCTTGTTAATCGGGCAATGGATTTATATCTTAACTCAGAAGAATTTAGAAAATCAGTTACCAATCACAGTAGTACAAAAATTAACGACTAAAAAAAAGTTCTATGAATTCAAGTTTTGCTTACATTCCTCAAAATGAGAGGAAAAAGATCTTATTAATTTGTGACGATATAAGAGTACACTCAGGAGTAGCAACTGTTGCTCGTGAAATAGTTCTTAATACCGCTCAACATTTTAATTGGGTTCAAGTTGCGGGTGCAATTAATCATCCTGATAAAGGAAAAAGATTAGACATATCAGGAGACACCAACAATAATACAGGTCTAAAAGATGCATCTGTTATGATATATCCTACAGATGGGTATGGAGATGCTAATTTAATTAGGCAAATTATTCAAATGGAAAAACCAGACGCGATCTTTTTGATCACTGATCCAAGATATTTTATGTGGTTGTTCCAAATTGAAAACGAGATTAGAAGAAAAATGCCTATTGTTTACTTAAACATTTGGGACGACTACCCGGCTCCAATGTATAACAGACCATACTATGAAGCATGTGATGCTTTGTTAGGTATTTCTAAACAAACAGTTAACATTAATAAATTAGTGTTAGGTGATAAGGCAAAGGATAAATTGATTAGTTATGTACCACATGGTCTAAATCACGACATCTTTAAACCATTAGATCAAAACGATTCTAATTTTAAAGCGTTTAAACAAAATATATTTAAAGGAAAAGAATTTGACTTTGTTATGTTCTTTAACTCAAGAAATATTCGTAGAAAACAAATACCAGACACATTAGTAGCGTATAAATTATTTATTGATTCGTTACCTGAAGAAAAAGCTAAAAAATGTGCTTTCTTATTACATACTCAAATAGTAGATGAAAATGGAACTGACTTAGCAGCTGTATGTGAATTCTTATTTGACAATAATCCAAAATACAATATTATCTTCTCACAACAGCCTCTTGGACCAGAACAAATGAATTATCTCTATAACATGAGTGACGTTCAAATTCTATTAACAAGTAATGAAGGCTGGGGATTAAGTTTAACAGAAGCTATTTTAACTGGAAATCCAATTATTGCAAATGTAACTGGTGGAATGCAAGATCAAATGCGTTTTGTTAAAGATGGTAAATGGATGGAAGTAGACGCTGATTTTCCTTCTAATCATAATGGTACAATTAAAGAACATGGTGAGTGGGCGTTTCCAGTTTATCCAACTAATCGTTCAATTCAAGGTTCACCTATTACACCTTATATTTGGGATGATAGATGCACAGCAGAAGACGCTGCTAAACAAATTAAAGCAGTATATGACTTGTCTAAAGAAGAGCGTAAAGCAAAAGGTATGAAAGGTAGAGAATGGGCTTTAAGTGATGAAGCAGGATTTACAGGTGAGAAAATGGGTAAACGAGTTATTGAAAACTTAGATGAATTGTTTGCTACTTGGACACCAAGAGTGAAATTTGAACTTATCAATACTAAAAATACAGAAAAAAGAGTTTTAAACCATAAATTAGTTTATTAATATGAGCGGAAAAAATAGTTGTGTAATCTACGCACCAGTAGATACTTTATCAGGTTACGGATCTCGTTCTCGAGATACAGTCAAATCAATCATTGACTTAAAAAAAGATGAATGGGATATTAAAATTATACCTTGCGCTTGGGGAAATACTCCAATTGGATTTATTCAAGAAAATCCTGAGTGGTATTTTTTAGCTCCATACTTTATCAATGGTCAATTAACTCAACAACCAGATATTTTTATTTGGATTACTATTCCAACTGAATTCCAAAAAGTAGGAAAATACAATATAGGAATTACAGCTGGTCTAGAAACAGATCTAGTACCAGGTGATTGGATTGAGGGATGTAACAGAATGGATATGGTACTTGTATCATCAGAACATTCTAAGAAAGCGTTTATGGAATCTAAATTCCAGAAAACAAATTCTCAAACTCAACAAGTTGAAGGAGTAGTTGAAATTAAAGTACCTGTTGAAGTTATTTTTGAAGGTATTGATACAAACATCTATAAGTATTTAGATACACTAAATAAAGAAATTGGAGCACTAAATACAATTCCTGAAGAATTTTGTTATCTGTTTGTAGGCCACTGGTTACAAGGTGATTTAGGCGAGGATAGAAAAAATGTAGGTCTGTTAATTAAAGCGTTTTTTGAGTTATTTAAAAACAAGAAAAACAAACCAGCACTAATACTTAAAACTAGTATGATAGGCCCTTCTTATATGGATCGAGATGAAATCTTAAAACGTATCCAGATGATTAGAAATACTTGTACCACAACTGATCTACCAAATGTTTACTTGTTACATGGTGAATTTACAGATGAAGAAATGAATGAAATTTATAACCATCCAAAAGTTAAAGCAATGGTATCATTAACTAAAGGAGAAGGATTTGGTAGACCATTACTTGAATTTACTCAAAGTAAAAAACCAATTATAGCAACTAATTGGAGTGGTCATGTAGATTTTTTAAATCCTGAATTTGTATCATTAATTAATGGAATTTTAGAAAATGTTCATCCAAGTGCTGCTAACCAATGGTTATTAAAAGAATTTAAATGGTTTAAACCAGATACAGGTCAAGCAGGATTTTATTTAAAAGATGTATACGAAAACTATAAAAATTATGTTGATGGAGGAAAACGTCAAGCATATTATGCTAAAACAAATTTTAGTTTTGAAAAAATGACTGAACAAATGGCTGAATACTTAAAACGTATTCCTGAGTTTCCTAAACAAGTTGCTCTTAAATTACCACAACTTAAAAAAATTGAATTACCTAAATTACAAAAAGTAGACTAAAATGGATAACTTAATTATATGTTCACACTGTGGCTCAGACGCCTGCTACGTAGCAGAAAACTCCCCCGAAATAAAGACATATTCATGTTTCGGATGTGGATTTACAACAAACACATTAATGAAAGAGGAAAATGAATTCTATGATCAACAAATAGAAGTACTTCCTGAACTTTACAAAGATGTAATGTTTAAAGATGAAAATGAAATGGTATGGTTTCCTACCACTATTAATTTACCCCAACAAGGTATGGTATTTTATAATGGTACCTCTAAAGAAAATGCTAAATGGTCAGCTGTAAAAGCTGTTAAAGTATTAGAAGAGGAAAAAGAAAAATATCCAATTAAAGGTAAACCAGGAGAATTCTATGAATTTAGAATGGATATGAGTACTATTCAATCTTTTGAAATGAAAGATTTTATGGAAGCACTTTC